AATCAAGACCGGCGAAATTCAAACAGTTGACCCATTCGCTTATTATCAGCATAAAATAAACGGGGGTGCTTGAATGAGTGAAGTTGCTTTCATCATAAAAGAAATGCAAGAAGCCCGCGCCGATTGGCAAAAAATACTTGATGAGCGAAACGCCGAAGTCGCAAAGATGAATTTGACGCTTGCGAACAACGAAAGAAAGAAGTTATATACTAGTAAGATAACCCGAATATAGAACCAAACAGGAGATGAAAAACAATGACAAGAATACAACACATGAGAACCAACGCCGGAAACCAAGCAAAGAACCAATTTGAGGTTTATGATGATGCGGGAAAGCATTTTCTATCATATAACTCAAAGATTGCGACCATTAAAGGAGATACAGTTTTACTCTATGAACCATATTGGAATATGTATTCTCAGACTACAAACGGATATTTGCTCAAATTCCTTAACGAAGATAGCATTCAAGATATTCGCGCAAAGGTCAAGAGCGGAGACTATAAGGTGATTCAATGAGCGAAGCCCATATTATAACATGGCATCGAGAAGATTTTATCGATTTCCTAGAAGAAACACTTATTCCCGACCTAAAAGAAAGTGGCCGATACGCCACCGCCGAAGATTTTGAAACGGCGGTTTTCTTCATGCGGTGGAAGCAATCAACGAGAACATTTGAGAGGTCGGAAGAATGACCCGCGACAAAATCATAAATTCTCTAATGAGACTTGAAACGTCAGATTGGGTTCAATTCGCTACGAGTGCGCTTGAGGGATTGAACAAGCAACACAGAAAATATGAGGACTTGAAAGAAGCACTTGTCGGAGATAGTGACAATTTCACACATGACGAATTGATTGAGAAAATTCATCATTTAGTGGATTTTGAGTCAAAGATGGAGAATCTAATAACAAATATAAAGAGGTCGAAAGCATGAACAGACATCAGAAAATTGAGTGGGTGCATTGGGCATTACAAGAGACTCTCAATGGTAATATTGATGAGGCCATGCTTGAGGAAGCGTTAGAGTTAGTCGAGGATATTAGAGAGGGGATGATGGAATGAGAGATATTCGACAAGATATTGATTGGGCCATGAATTTTACATGGCAAGAGTTAGAAGAATTTCTTTTGACTCAAAACAAAAATGATTTAGCGCACACACTCACAAATATTTTTAGGGGGTGCTAAGTCAAAAATTATACTCGTAAGGGGCAGGGTTGAAAGCAGACTATACGCTTTCATTTATCGGATAACGGTGTTTACCTTCATTTTTTTCCGTTGTGCTTTGGTTTTTTGTTCGTTGTTTCCCAACGCGCCGGACCTGCCCCTATATTTTGAGCGTAAAAGTAATTTTTTTTATTTTTAGCATCAACACAAAGTATATATACCGCCAACCCAAGTCATATCGGTCGCGGGGTGCGCGGCGAAACGCTAAAGGATAATATGACGCTTGCGAACAGGTAATAGAATACTTAATATAGTTGTAAAAGAACCCAATTATATGAGCAGTAATACAAATGGTTCAGTAGGCTTAACAACGGGATTGATTAGTGCGTTTAACCGCATCGGTCAAGAAGCAAAGGGCGAAACAGGGCAAGAAATCCTAGCAAATGCAGGTATGGATTTCAAGGTCGTAAAGTCACCCCTCTTTGATAGTAATGGAAACGCGATAAAGGGTTGCGGATATTCAAGACTTTCAAGAGATGACACCGGCCAAACTCTCGGAGTCGTATCAAACAAGTATCAGGTTTATCAAAATCAGCAAATGATGGATTTGTTTGAAACAGTATGCCAAAGCACCGGTGCAAAAATCGACCGCATCGGCATGGTAAACGGTGGACAGAAAGTTTTCATGTCATTCAGACAACCCGAAGGTTTTTCATTCGGCAACGGTGAAGAAATTGACGCATATTGGTATATGATGAGTAGCCATGACGCTTCAAGCGGACTCAAACTTTTCCCTTCGCCGGTTAGATTGGCCTGTTCCAATCAATTCGGGATGCTTAATTCATTCCTACAACGCAACGGAATTGACCCAAAAACTCTAACCATCAGGCATTCAAACCTCATGGATGTTAGAGTCGACCAAATGCTTGACAATCTAAACATTATCAACCACCTAACCGAGAATTTCGTTAAAGAGGCATCGGGACTTATCAACATTGAAATGAGTCAGGATGAGCGAATTTCCTACTACATAGATGTTTTAGGACTCAATCAAAATCCTGACATCATGGACCCAAAGAGCAAGGACTACGATGCAACGAATCCTTACGGACTCGGAACAAGAGCGAACAACACGATTGACGTTCTCATGGACTTAGAGCAGTCAGAAACTAACAACGTGGGCGACATGGCCGGAACAAGATGGGGTGCATTCAACGCCGTCACCGAGTATATCGACCACCGATGGACTATGGACAAGGCCGGCAAGGAATTAGTCGCCAACGACAAGAGGGTTGAGTCAGCCGTTCTCGGTTCGGGCATGAGAATGAAGAACAGGGCATATGAGTTGCTAACGGTGTGATATAATTATGCCAAAACTAAACTGCGAGAAATGCGGTTATGGGATTCCCGCCGGCTCTATCCACAAGGATAGGCCGTGCGCCCATTGTCGCAAATATGAATCGAAACTCCGATGACGAGTTTCGTAAGTAATTTAGGCACGAAGGCACGTTATAGAAGGAGATGAAAATATGGAAATGTCAGAAAAACTGAGAAAGAAAGCACATGAAACAATGAAAGCCGGCGCGGAACACCGGAACCTATGGAACGAAGCAATAGAGCAATTAGAAAGCGAGGGTTGGTATGAATTTTATGATGAGCATGAGATACCTGTGCCGCTCGATGAGTTGGCTTTGGCGGTCGCTTCCGTATGGGAAGAATGGCGCGATGAGGTGATTGAATGAGAGCGGGTTTTGGTATTCCGTGGGGTAATTACAGTCGTGAAGGCCGCAAGAGAAAGATAGAGGAAATACTTGTCAAGGGCTTTCAAGGAGTTTACACTCCCGAAGATGTAGCCAACATGATTTCTTCACAGAAGATGTTAATGTCAGGCGACCAATTGATGAGATACGGCGACCTAACGGGTGATATTCTCGCTTTTAGTTTAGGCGTAAAAAGACGCGAAATAGAGTTGGAAGGAGATAATGACGCTTGCGACCACGAAGAAGATAACTTAATAAAGGAGAATACCGAGGGGTAAATATGGCAGTAAAAATAACCAACTTAGAAAAACAATTACTACGTGATATTGCTTTGACTTGTCATTCAAGTGACGGTCATGGCTTTACCATGTGGGTCGGGATAGGCTATGAAACCATGCCGATGAGACAAGCACGCGCACTTATTACTACGCTAAAAGAAAAGGGTATAATTTGGCACACGCCCGCCGACCCTAGAGCCGGCTTCGACCATGCTTGCATAGGACCGACTAAAGATTTCGTGACAGGAGAGAATTACAAACCCAACAAAAAGTATTACAACGATTGGCCGTCTTGCCCGTTTGAAGATGGGGTTCACGGATTCAAGTATCAAAATTTGGAGTGGGATTAAGATGGAACAATTACCTAATAGTGGAAACAGTCAGATTGAATTAGACTTCGATAACAAGTATGATACATTCGATACGGGCGAACCTAGAGAATATGAAATCGTCAAGACGGTGACATTCAGGACATACGTTCAAGCGCATTCAGAAGACGAGGCCGAACAACTCGCATGGGATTGGGATGAGGTTGCCGGAACACTCAACGGAGAAAGACTACGCGCTACGGATTATAGTGTTTATGAGATAGAGGTGTTTGAAGATGAATGAAATCACAGACAAAGTTAGGATTCATTATTTGAGTTCAAATGCATTGGATAACATTAGTAATATGCTAAAACAAAAAGATGCAATCATCGAAGCGCAAAACGAACACATCAAAATCCTACAAGACCTTGTTGTTTCGTTAGGGGGATTGATACCATGAGTTTTATTTTTACCACAGAAATAATGTGGGAGACTTTTTACAATCAGGGGGAAATTTATCGTGCATGATTGGCGTGACGAAATGGGTTTAACGCCCCGCGAGCCTAAAGCCATGTGGGAATTGAATGGCTACTGTGCAAAGTGTGAGAAACCACACCCTAAGCATAGCCAAGCCCACAGAAGGAGACTAACTAATCATACCGTTAAATATTGGATAAACTTCTATCAGAATTTGATGTCTAACGATGATGTGATTCGGTGTGCCTTTGGCTTCACTACTTTTATTGACTCGGTGGCAGAAGGAGAATTGATTGATATGCCGGAGTCACCTTACGCCGCCGCACGACTGTATAGACAATCAGAAGGATTACTTAGAGCAATCTATGGGTATTTCGGTATGGGCGGACTTGAAGAGTCAATCAGAAAGTTGCAGTCTAATCCTATCTTCGACCCCGAAAATGAGTGGTGGTTTGAAAATGATTTTTGAGTTGGTAAAGTGGTTTTCTTTTTGGGTAATATTTTTTTATATTTTTGATTGAGGTGAAAATAAATGGTTGAAACTTTTGTGGCAATACTAATCCTGTTCGGGATATGGGTGTGGTTAGAAGATACGTGGGCAAAACTCTAATGACGCTTGCGAGCAGTCAAACGACAGGTATATATACTAGCAACGAGTAGTGATATTATGGCAAAAACCAAGCAGACATTTAGAGTAGGACACACCTACTCAAACAAGCATAACAAGAGAGTGGCTACGGTGATAACACACGTAGTTTCCGATAGCGGAACCGACCTATACGAGTTGGGTCAAGGTATCGATGGAGAAGGATTAGCAACGTGGTTTCACGATGGCGACTTTGATGATTGGGATTACATCGGTCTTTCTTTTCTGACAAAAGAAAGTATGGATAATCGAGGCCGACCTACCGTTATCGCTGACAGGACAGGGGGCGAAGAAGAATGAGAAACCACGCGCACGAATTATTCGTCTTGTGTAAGGCTATCGTAAGTGAGAATGCTGACTTAGAATTGCTAAAGGCTTATGCGTATTCCTACCATCCTGAATTAAGGAGTGTGGAAGAATGAGTTATAACCCTGAGTGGAATGATTACTACATTTACTTAGAGGGCTTGAGACAATCAGGCGTAGTAAATATGTATGGTGCAAGACCTTATTTAGCGAGTTATATGGAGATGGATGACGACCCACCCAACCCTTCAACAGTATTGGCTTCATGGATGAAGAATTATGACGCATTAGTGCAAGACGGGGTGATAAGCCGTGACGAGTAAAGAAAAAATACTCGCGGTGGCGGCTCGCTACGAAGAATTAGAATTATGGCAAAACAAACTACTAGACGCACTTTATTATGTGCAAGAGGCCGAGCAGTCATGCCCATCGGGTTTCGCATTCAGCCATCACGCTGAGATGGAAATAAGTGATAACCTTTGTGAAGTCGAAGAGGCCATGCAAAAAATTGCAGATAAAATAGGAGATTTGTAAATGGCAGACTCTAGGGTTAGAGTCACTAAAGGTGGCTTAAAAGTAAAGCAACACAGGGCGTTGGCTTCAGTCGCACGTTATATTAATGACAAAAGAAACAAGTTGCGATATTACCCTTCAACACAGGAAATTTGGCACTCGGTCACATTCCGCAACGGCAAACCAATCAAGGACAGAATGAAAAGCATTCATCAATTGGCGAGTCTAATGCGAGTCCACCCACATTTTGAGAGTGTAAGACAGGATAATCAAACCCTATGGCGTTTACGAGATGACGATTCCTACCTATTAGGAGATGGCAACGCATATCCGCCCGAATACTACAGACAAAATTTAGGACAAAACAAAAAGGGTCAGAAGATTAAGAGGAATGTAGCATGAGTGATGCGAATTGGCTTTATATCAAGATAGCCATTGTTTCTCTCGGTTCAATGGGTTGTTTCTTTTTGGCGGCTTACCTTTCGGGGGCTTAGTATTATGTCAAAAGAAATTAGTAAGAAACTTTACGGCATACGTGATTACATCGTGCGAGGTAGTCAACCGTTCAACCCCGCATGGTATAACGAAGTCATGGATGACATAGATTCGATTTTCTTTTGGCTTGAAAATATTGTCGAAGTCGAAACGCAAAGGGACACGCCCCCACTATTGACGGAGATTGGAACACGCTTGCGTGAGGACAATAACAACATTAATATAGCAGAAACATTTGAAAAGAACGCTAACAAAGGTGAGTAATAATGGATAAAAACCGTGATACTGAGAAGAATAAACCAAGAACGTGGGTGCAGGTTAACACCTCATCCGGCCTATCACATTTGAATGTGAATCACATCATCGCCATCTCGGATGGGTATGACAAATTCGGAGATAGATGTTGTGATTTGCACCTTGTGTCCGGCACAATCTTTACCATCAAGGGCAAGGATTTGGACAAGATAACCACACACATACAGGGGTGGAGATAATGCGAAGAATACGAGCAAGAAGAGCAATCGCAAAGGTGCTATTGGCTAACCCCGATGGCATGACCGCGCACGAAATCATAACTAAATTAGACCCAAAAATAACTTTGCATTCTATCGTGGATGCGAGGCACGTAAGCAACCTGCTTCGTGGTGCTAAGGGAGTCCACAAGGAACCGAAGGGTGGTAAGATAAACAACACCCACGCACAACAGTCATGGAAGATAGACCACACGACTTCATACAAGGTCGCGCTATATAGTGTGAGCGATGCAAACGCATTGAGGGAGTGGGTAGCATGAAGGCTTGCTATTTCTGTGGAGAATACGGTCCGACCGAAGGCACTATAGCCTTGCAGTCCACGCCTTTTGGCTCAATCTGTAATTCTTGTTTACAAGAGGCAATATCCTTTTGGAAGCATCACTATGATTTGGGGTTGTTAGAATGATGGACTACGAGGGACATCACATTTGCGTTGAATGTGGTAGTGATGAGATACCACTAAGCACAACAGATGCAGGGGAGACAGGTTTGACTGACTCCTTTTTCTCATGTTCTCAATGTGATTTCTCATGGTATGTAGCCGTAAGAACAGACGAGCATGAGGATGGGGCAAGTGTAGGTATTGATTTTGCGGGATTCATGGATGAGGATGGAAATCTAAGGTGGGATAAGGAATGAAACTACCGTTAGATAATGAGGCAAAAATAATTACTTGTCATCAAACTTCTGATTATGAGATTAGATTAAGGGTTAAAATAAATGGCAAATTTTATACAGGGACTTTGGAGATGAGCGAATGAATCCGACCTGCGTGCTATGTCAGAAAGAATGTGAGAATGAGTGGGGGAACAATCCCGCACCTATACTTCACAGGGATTTAGGCGTTTGTTGTGATGTTTGTAATATGACAAAAGTAATTCCCGCAAGATTATACGGATTAAGCAGAATCAAAATGAGAGTGGAAGAAGATGAGTGAGATAGAAGAAAAAGTTATAGAGAAAATAAGAATGAGAGCCGAGGTTGGTGAGAAGAAATACAACACCACGATGGAGAGGACTGACCTAACATACGAGGAATGGCTTCAACATTTACAGGAAGAATTACTTGACGCTTGCGTATATTTGGAAAAGTTGATGCATTTGACGAAGTATGTTGGCATATCCCGCAAGATAGATGACAGGGGGAATTTTCCATTACTATAGAGTATCACGAATATAGAAATGCCGATTTGGGTGCGGTTTCATTAGATGAATTACATGAAATGTTTGAGGATTTAGAGGCACTTTTTGATAAATTTGAAATAAGTCCTAGATATACCGGACCTTTTGACACAATGGGTGAAAGAATCAAGCATTTCGGGTTGCATGACAGTAGTTATGAGGTAAAAATAAATCGCTTGCGAACAATAATTGAAAACAGTTATAAGTATATGACTCTAAACACGTTTAAGCAGAAGGTTCCTAGAGAAACACTATTGCATTTCAAGGAAACTATGGCTGATGTGACTGCGGTTGTAAGGCAAAACAAGGTGGAAAGAGAAGATGGCTAATTTTTTCGCTAAAGATTTAGAGTTAAAGTATGCCATGCCGGTGACACGGAGTAAAAATACTAATCAAGTTATAAATTCACCGGAAGTGCTATTCAAACTCCGTGATGATTTTATCGTAATATCGGTTCATCGTCATCTGTTTAAACTTTTGAAAGTAATAAATCCTGATAGTGAGTTTAATTTCAGCGATTATCTGAAAATCAAAAACGGAAGTGACCCCGAAACACACGAAAGCAATTTGAGTGTTATGATACAGGACCACCTTGAGAATTTTCCAAATTCATTCATAGATACTGTTATGCTAAATAAAAGTCAGGTGACTTATGTTCCGGCTTCGACATCATTGAAGAAAGACCTTAATTATTGGGATTGGGATAAGTCAGCATACGAAAATCAAATCGGAAAAGTGGTAAACTTTAGTAAGAACAACCATATTATTGAGGTAATAGTAAAGAATACCGCAAGTATTATAACTCACCGCTATTGCGATGAGGATGGTTTTACCTTGCAGTTGCAGCAACCGAGAATAGTGAACCAACACATTAATAAGTTAGACTTAAACAAAGAATTAAATTCACCGGCGGCGCAACAGAACGCAAGATTATGTAGGGAAAGTTTGCGTGACAACAAACCAAGAAAGTTTAGCGACTTAGCAACACTATCATTTGGCGACAGAAATCTATTGGAAGAAGAAAGATTGAGAATGTTTCTATTGATTCAGTAGGCCACAAAATAAATTAATGGGGGGCAGTATAACGGTTTTTGTAATTCTTTATTTAATTCATTAGTGTTTTTGTTAATCCCTTATCTAAAAATGTCTTTGAAGAAATAAAATAAATAGGAAACATTAGAGCAGTCAAGCGATTAATTAATTCTGAGAGCGACAAAAGGAATAGAAAAATAGATACCATTATAAGCGTGAAAGGTAAAGGTGATTGTATGGGCAACGGTGCAAATGGAAATTATAGATTAGCAGATAGACTACACGCACGTATGTTAGATATAGGACCACAGACGGTAGCGGAATTGAAAGAGTGGTATAACAATGGCTTTCAAGAAGAGCAACGCAAGAGGGTAGCAGAACGCCGAAAGACAATATATAATTCGGCAAGTAGCAATCAAATTACGGGCGTATTGATAAGAAGTCCACTATTTGCTAAAGCCGGCGAAACAATGGTGGCTTACCCTTCGTGGACTCGGAAAGCATCAAAGATGCAAAAGACCAATGTGACTCTATGGGAAGCACTACCCGTTGCGATGGTCGTTGATAAGATGTTAGATGAGAACGGTCAACTGAAGCAACACAGAATTAGAAAGAGTTTCCCGACAACTATTAAAATTGAGTTAAAAGAAAGGGGGTTAATATAATGGTATTGCATTTGACAGAAGGAGAAACAGATTTCATTTGGCATCAGGAAAATCGCAAGTATGCTACTGCCCCCGAACCAACAACACTAATAGTCTTTCAGCAGAATGAAAGAGGGTTTGCAGCATTTCAGGCGGCTATGGGTATTATTGGCACAAAAAAACCTGTGTGTAGCATCTTTAACAAACTATTCGATGTTTCCTGTTTCAATAGCGCACCCGAACCTTCGTTTCCTGAGTGGAGACTGTATGAAACATACAACGCAGATGGTAAGAGAATGTGGCTACTCAGGCTAACTAACACACATCCCATACCCAAGATGAACCACCAAGATAATACATGGTTGTATACCTATCCCGTAGTTAGGGATGTTCTCAAACATCTGACCCCAAGAGGTATTGACAGTCTAATTTACATGACTGCCAATCAGATTCAGACTTCGTTGGGTTATGAGAAAGAAACATACATAAGTCTATACGAGCAACAATTAGCCATCTATGATTATTCTTCTGAAAGGGATGAAGTCACAGACCAAACGTGGACTCCATTTACTAAAGACCTAATAACTACTGCGCCATCGTGGGTATTCTGTCATTTGTTCAAGATGTATAACCCTCAAGCAACCATTAATGAATTAGTATTCTGTTCCTGTTCGCAAATGGAGTTTGTTGATACACGCGCAAGAAATACTTTGTTAGATTACTTAGTGGATACCTATAAAGTCGTCATAGATGAAGATGGGAAAGAGCAGATGGATGAGGTTAAGGATATTCTGTCTGACATAGAAGGTTTGACACAGGCAAAAATACTTGACAGATTAGGACAGAACGAAGGGGGATTTAGTAATGAGTGGGTTTGATGTATTTGATAAGACGTTAGAGTTTGCACAACGCAACTATTATATTGACATAGAGGATAAACTACCTATCTTTCTTTGTTCTATTGGCGGTCATATCTTTAATGCTATTAATAAGTGTAGCAGATGTGACTTCGACCCCGACAGTCCGTTAGTCGATGAGGAAAACGACTTTATTATTCCTAACTGTCCGTTGCGTCACCCAAACCTACCCGTTTATACTCCACATTCACGACTCGCTGACACTCGCATTCACATCATGCTTCGTGGACCAAAAGGTTCAGGTAAATCTATCCTAATACTAATGTTCTTAGCCGAAGGTGCGGGACTATTAGAAAGTTCTAATTCTGACATGGGTGTGGGTTTCCGCACTATGTTAGGACCAAACTCCGTGACAGAAGCGGGTATGTTTGGTAGCGTGGATGAAGAAGGCAACATTATGGGTCGCCCTCTCGCTAGAGAGTTGTGCGGTGGCTTTCTTGGCTTTGAGGAATTTTCCTCAATGTCAGATGCTTCCAAGAAAGACCACAGTATGGACATGAAGAACCAACTGCTGACTTCTCTTGACAACGGTAGGGTGCAAAAGTCGATGCGGGCAGGTTGGGTCACATACACTACACGCTACACAGTATGGGCGGGAACACAACCCGCTCGGTTTGAGTTGGATTCCGGTCTTGACCGCCGATTCTTTATCATCGACATTGACATGACACCACAGAAAGAAAGACTATACAAGCAAGCACAACACCGTGCATCAAACATGGCGGTTGATGAAAGAGTAGCGTTGGCTAATTTAGGCATAGAAATAAAAAATTGGATTCGCACTCGCATGGAAACCGCAATCGCAAATCCACCATCGGGCGTTATCTTTGATGACGACATAGGAGAATGGTTAGACCATCCTACTGTGCGGTCGTTTGAAAGCGACTTGTTCCGCCGTCTTGCTATCGGGTATCACATGATGCAACCGGATTATCACGGTGGGTTGCCTTTGTTAGTGACGTTAGACGATAGGCTTAAGTCACTCTTAGACCAATCATTAGCCATGAGAAGGAACGTCATGGATGCAGACATGGAGTTGATACGCTCAACATTTTGGAAGCAAGACCTACCTAAGTCACAGGTCGTCAAAGAAGTGTCGCGTATGGTGACAAACGGTGATTATCAGTCGGCAAAGAGGTGGATTATGGAAAACCTTGAAGGACAGTCATGGTATTGGGAGTATGAGCCGAACACCGCGCGAAGAGGTAGGAAAGGAGTTTTATGCAGGTTTGGACCGGATGCGGGAGATGAGTTAGCATGACACCACCATATATTCTAAGGTGTTATATCTGTAATAAAAGACTGTCTTGTTATGAAGATGGAATGGACATTAAAGTGATGCGGTGTGATTGTGATGGCTAACAGGCGAGCAAAGTTTTTCAAAGGCGGCAATAAAATTTGGTGGCCCGCAGTCCGTAATTTTCTAAAGAATAATATCGGCCAATCTTTTACGGCAAAAGAAATTATAGACCAAGCAACATTAACTACCAAAACTTATTTCACTTACAAGGGAGATAGAGCCAAGTATAACGGTCAACACGTTAAAGAAGATAAAACTATGATAAAACTAATTGATACTAAAATATGCCCGTCAACCGCCGCTTTATCACAGTCGCTTAGAGGAAAGAAAGAAGTTGGTAAGTGGTTTGACGAGCAAAGCAAATTAACACAGTATTTTTGGAGAGTTGTCGATGAGAAGTGAGCGTGAGATACTAGAGCGTCTTGCATCAACAAACGATGCCTTTGTTATAGAGGTTCTTCGTTGGGTTCTTGATGGCGACTGCCCGATGTGCAGTCACGGTAAGAGGCGTGAGTTTGAGTTAGCGATATACAAGGAAGAATACGGACCTGAGTATCTTGAGGCTAAATATAATTGGCCGGAAGGAACCGTGACTAACCACATGAACAACCACATTGATTATGACATTACCGAAGCGACTCATATTGAGAACGCACGTTCCCAATCTATTGACACTCTTGATGCGGCAGAAGATATAGTAAATAGGATTCGCGGCTATCTTGATGAGTTAGAAGAGCAGAAAGAAATCGTAGGGATGAATAGTGAGTTTGTTGCAGATGCCGCTAAACTTATCGGTCAAGCAAATAATAGCCTAAAACTAATAGGCCACTTGAAGAAGGAGATAGGAGTGGATTCTCAATTACTTCTCGCACAAGCGCAGATAAACGACATGAGCCGATTACTTGTTGAGGTTTTAGGCAACCACCCTGATTTGTTAGACCAAGTGGAGTTGCGTATGGCTACTCTAAAGGAACCGATTCTAATACAGGATGCTGATTTCGTAGCAGTCGAAAAATTAGAGTGATTTATAAAGGTAAAAGTAAAAAAAATTTGGGGGAAAAATTTTGTCAAAGACATGGCGTAGTGGACCGAGGCGTTATCTTCACGCACGACCAATATATGAGAAGGACTTTCCTAAACTGATAGATGCTATGAAGCAAGATAATTTAATGGCAATAATAACTCCGGGCGGTGTGCTATGGTATAGTGGCGGCTACGAAGTGAAGCCATCTTCCGTGCGTGAGGTGTGGGGTCTATCTAAGAATCAGATTACACGACTTAACAACTACATTTATATAAACGACCCATTTATTCAGGATGATAACGATGAGTGAGGTATACCATAACATAACTCCTATCTTCATGTGGACTGATAGGAAAAGACTTTTCCGCCATCTATGCAAGACCAAGCCACCACTACCACTTATTCTTAGTTTCTTAGTAGCAAATAGGAAGGATATGGAACAAAGTAAGTGGCGTAAGTTAAATGGTATTTTAGATTTGCCTGATGAAATCGCTTACGGTTTGTTATGTGCTATTGTTGAGCCACGCAGACAAAGAATAAATTGGCCTAAAAAAAAGTCACAAGCGCCGATTGTTCCTTTGCCGTTTCGTCACGATGATTTTTATTATCGGCAAATTATGGAAAATGATATGACAGTTAGGAACGAGGTAAGACTTAAGAATAAAGAATTACCGAAGTGGCTTAAGAAAACTATGGAAAAGGATGAGTGGTTGTGATGATGTATATAATTAATACAATAATACTTCTTCTTTGTTCGTGGTTGTTCGGCAAGGTAATGAATTTATTCACAATACCTATGGCGCATGAAGTGGCAGCGCAAGCAGACGGTGATGATACCTTTGTCAATTCCGCTATGTTCCTTTCCATAGGAACCGAATGACTTATAAACACAAGGGTTATCTTCTTAAGTATGAGCGCCAACAATAAAAGAATCAGAAGAATCATTGTTGATTTGTTGTTTGAGTTTGGCCCATCGACAAAGGAACGCATGGCTGAATTATTAAACCAAAAGAAAAGTGTCAGAAGCATCCCTTCGCCACATACTTTATCAGCATTGTTATCAAAGAACCCACAGATAGTAGCAGTAGGTAGTGAGGAAGTCGAAAACGTGGTTGGTATAAAGGCCAAGCATCTTATCTATGACATTAATCGTAAGTTAATAAAAACTAAGGATGATATAACATATACACGCACGCCTACTATAATGACACCCGCACAAAAAAAGTTGTCACAGAAATGTTCTTGTGGCAGACACAGGGTTTTTCCCGAAGGACACGATAAATGTCTGATATGTATAAGGTCGGAATGTTTATAGGCGTGGTTGTGCTAGATACAACATGGCAAGTAGGGCAGCAAGCACAACTCATGTTGAGTATGAGTTATTGAATTACATAGGAACGCACATCTATTTAGATGACTTAATGCATCAGATGATACCGGAAGGTGATGCAGTAGCAGAAAAGCGCTTTGTAAAAGGCGCACAGAATATCACCAAGTATCTGCAAAATATGGCAGACCGAAGGGTTCATAGACTTCCTAAGACTCACCCTGACTATAGGGGGAAAGATGAATGAATATATTTATATTAGACACCGACCCCACCGCGTCAGCACAGATGTATTGCGACAAGCATATCCCTAAAATGTGTGTCGAGTTGCTTCAGCAGTTAGGTTCTGCCGTCATACGACACGGTGCAACCCCCGACATGATGCCACTTACCAAAAAAGGCACACCACTTAAGGGCGGGTATCACAATCATCCTTGCACCCGTTGGTGTGGCGACAGTCAAAATAACTTCCTATGGGCGGCACAACACGGTCTTGCTCTATGTGACGAGTATACTAAGAGGTTCGGCAAGACTCACTTCTGCGAGGCAGGTATAGAGCAACTATATACTATGTTTCCTATCATACCCGAAGGCGACCTAACACCCTTCGCTCTCGCTATGCCCGATGAACACAGGCCCGTAGCCTGTCACATTAAAGAAGGCTATCTCTTTCATGCAACAGGACAAACTGCGGTGCGAGCATACCGTGACTACTACCACGCCAAGACCTTTGCTAAGTGGGACAAGGGAACGCCCGCTCCTAATTGGTGGATGGGTGCGCTATGAGTGAACGATGGTATTTAGACCACATGGGAGTAATGGCATTTTGGCGCACGGTTATGGGCGTGGTTAACATAGCAATTGCAGGTTTAATTGCGTTAAAAGTATTTGAAGTGATTTAATGTTAGCACCAAAGAGCATCAAATGTAAGATGTGCAACAATAGATTCTCTAACCCTGTTAGGAAAAAGTCAAGCATAGTGATAGTCACTTGCGACCCATGCAGACAAAGTATGTTTTCTGCTAAAACTATTCGTAGGCAGAAAAGACAAGCGGCCGCACAGAAGAAAAAGCCGGTTGAGGCTACTAAACAAGCACCAAAGACACGTAAAGTTAAGGTAAAAGAAAGCACGCCAAAGGAAAGCGTGAAGAAAACCCCACAACGAAAGGCTAAAATAACATTAAATTCATTTAGGAGTTGAGGAAAGTATATGCTACCCGGAGTTGAAATATCTAATATAATAGAAATGGTGCTAAATACCGACAGAAGTGAGGAAATAAATAGAGTCCTGACTGATGCTAATATACAGGAAGCCACTTTCATAAAGAATCTTCTATGGGTCGCTGCCGACCCCGACTACCAAGAAGGCCAAGACGAAAAGTTAGACGGTATTATAGCCGAAAATCCGCTAGACAATCGTTTCTTACAGGGAATAATGACTGCTATTGTCATGGTTCTTGCGGCAGAACGACCATTTTACGTTAACAACCCGAATCATCTCATACTTGCGAAACTATATGAGGCCGCTAATGCGTTGATGTTAGAGCAATCAACAGGTTTATAGGCGTGATTTACTACTGTATGTTATGGCAGTATGGAGTGTTAGTCTTAGACCCAAGTTAGATGAGATTGCCGGACAAGATGAAGCAAAGGACTTTCTTAAAGATTGTTTGGCAACGGGTGGTGACATTCCACATCTATTGTTTCATGGTCCCGCAGGTGTAGGTAAAACAAGCATGGCTTATGCTCTTTCTTCTGAAATGGAACAACCTTTGCATATCTTCAATGCAAGTAGCAAGGACACAAGAGGGATAGAGTTTATCGAGCGTGATGTGACACCGATAGCAAGAAGCGGTGTGAATGCTATCATAGTGTTGGATGAAGCAGACCAAATAACCAAGTCAGCACAGATGGCACTCAAAGGCGTGTTGGAAAACTGCTCTTGCATCTTTGTTCTAACGTCTAACAACCCCACCGGAATCATAGAGCCGTTGAAGTCACGTTGTGTGTCATTCTCATTCAAACCTATTAATGATGCAGACGCAAAACAAGCACTAATTAACACTCTATACAAAACTGACTTTATACTTACAAAGGATGTTCCTAGTTTTGTATTCGATAATATAATCGCAAGCCACAAAGGAGACTTGCGTGCTATGGTTAACGCACTACAAGCATATGTCACTATAGCAAAAAAGCAGGGCGACACAGAAGCGTTAAAGTTTATCGAAACCACATTGAACGACCATGTGTTTGACAACGATAAGTTTTACAATTATCTTAACGACAAAGATTTTTCTAGCGCATACAAAATGATGTATGATTTTGGCCGACTTAGAATTGTGCTAAAACAAATTATGAGACATTCCATTGACAATGATGCTGACATGAGGGTTGTTTCTCATGTCGTCACGGCATTCCGAGACTTACAATTTGGTATGCCCGAAGATGTCGTAGTCGCCGGTTTCTGTAAGAATATGGTGCAGACGACACCTTTATATGCGTGATTGACAAGGGAATTTTAGGTGGCAAGAATGAAAGACACTATGGTTAACAATATGGCAAAGTCGCTCAATGTGAGCGTTGAAGCACTACAAGAGAAGGCGCAAGAAGTCCTAACACAACAGGGTTCAGCGTGGGAAAAGGCAGGTAAGTCAGCAGACGACTGTGACATCCTAGCACTTAGGGTTGCCGCAAGGCAAATCAACACGGCTAACGCCGCACTTAGAAGAGCAGGTGCGGAAAGTGTAGCAGGTATGTTCGTTTCCTGTCCACGACCGAAGGAGTGGGGTAAGATACTTTACAACAAGATGAAGAATCAACTGACCGGCGCTGATGGTAATGCGGTTCATGCATTAGTCAATAGCGGTGCTATCGTTGTGTTTGAGGACAACCACGATGGCACATACTCTCGGATGGCTATGGAAGAGTTTGGTGGCGATGGCACAGTATCAGAATTGCCAAGACACACTATGCGAATAGATGAGAACACTCACTTCTATGTAGTGTGGGACAAGAGCAACCCAACTTTCCCATCCGGTGACGCTAACTTCAAGTATGGTAAGCCGCGACCACAGGATGAGAGGGAACGCACTTCACTATTCCTTACGACAGAAGGTAAACTACTAACTGTCAAGGCACAGGGTAATGCTGCTGACATTCAGCACGATACTTTTACGCCCGGAACCATACCACTCAAGGTAGGTGCTAACGGAACGACTGCTTATTGCAGACCAAATGTTTCGGTGCTAACGCCCGATGACAGTCTCACAAGCAAATTCCCACAGTCACCGCTTGATATGGTGAAGGGAGATACACTACCATTTGATTACTTAGATAGTGTTGATGCTTTAGTCGCTTACTATGATGAACACAACGGTAAAGACGGTTGGTGGGATAGAATGGTTGCCGTATCAACGGAAGTCATTCACATTGACCCACGCGATAACGGTGGTATGGTGCTTGTTTGTGCTGACCTTGACATGGCATCCGCCGCACCAACCATTGACGTTTACGTTGACGGTTCGGTTGACTTCGCCGTAGGAACAAAGTGCCTACTTGTCGGACAGACATGGAGAACACAAGAGGATGAGCAAAGACTTAGCGTTGCGGGTTGGTGGGCTTACGATGTTATCGAAGCAGAAAAGACTCAGCAACCGTTGTTTGACGATGATATGACTATCGAACAGGAGTATGGATACTGATGTCAGCGTGGGGAAAGGTGGATAATTCCACGGTAAAAGAAACTGCACCCGCAGTCCCTAAGATTGTATACAACAGGGATTACTACGCTAATCTCTTTAACAGTCAAAGGGCTACCCATAACGAAGGCCGCTACGCTTTAGTGGGGCATGAGAACACCTGCAAGACAGGACTCGCTTGCTATCTGCTTGAGCCTGAGATAGAATCAGGTAAGACTATCTATGTTTTAGATGTGGATAACTCCGCTATGTCAACTATTGGCGACCTGTATCCTGACAAGGAGAACATCATTGTTCTTCCCCTGCTTGATGAGATGGATGACTCTATCTTCAACGAGGACAATAGCGTAAACTACCTACAACTGATTGAGAAGACAAAGTATTTCATCAATGTGATTGCAGATTCCATCAAGGAAGGTGCAGAAGTAGGCGGTGTTATCTTTGACGGCGGTTCGACTTTCCTAAAGTGGTGCGAGTTTGCTATGAGAGCGGCACTACTACGCAAGGGCGTTATCGAGGAAGAGTCTGACACCTTCAATCAGAAGGAGTGGCGAGAGCGCAACAAGTTGAACCGTGACGTTCTTGATAGACTGCACGCACTACCCGTTGGTAAGATATTCAACACCTTCCACTTGAAGGCCGTTCAACAGTATATGAACGATGGAACCGGTAAGAAGGTTCTAATGACTGTGGGCGAAAGACCTGATTGGGAGAAGGGAACGATGCGCCGATTCTCTCAGCAGATATTCCTATCTCGCTTTATGAAGAAGGCAGACGAAGCCGCCGGAGTCAAGGGCGACCGAAGTTTAGCAGACGGCGAGTGGTGTGTCAAGGCTACCATCGAAGAGATGAAGGGCAGATACATCGAGTTTGTAGGACAGACACATACGATTCTAACAGTAAAAGACGGGAAGGCTACATGGTTTGGTCTTCCGTTCTTGCGGAGTGATTTAGATGACACTAAGAATACAAAAGAATGAGTTAACAGACCTACTAAAGAAGGCACAACGAAAGACCGTTCATGGTCCTTTGGTTGAGTCTTGTATTCTAAGTCACGATGGCGAGCAAACTTTGGATATTGTATCGCTTGTTAAAGACGGCGTTTCAAGTGTCGCAAAGTTTACGGTAAAAGTAAATGGCAACGCGCAAGAAATACCGATACCAAACATAACTGATTTGTTAGGTGTGTTAAAGTATCACGGTCAGACAGTAATTTTAGACTATGACGATAATAATAGGCTAAAAGTAAAGTCAGGCAGTAAGACTACTACTATCACCGCAAGCCGTGATGCTATCGCTTATTCTTCTTCACCCGAAAGTATAGATGTATGGCATAGTCATTCTATCAAGATAGCACACAAGATAAATACAGAAACAATGTCATATGAGAGCGCAAATGGAACGATAGCATCCTACTTTGTAATAGTAGCAGACTCCACGGATTTGTTTGAGGCTTTGCGTTGCGATGGTATGAACGGCAAGAAGACAGGAAAGTATAAGTTTATCTTCGATGCTGATGGCTTCCATATAGAAACAGGCACGGAATTGAAAGGTCTGACTAAGGCTACAATCAATGAGTATGACGTTGGTAAACACACAATGTGCTTTGAGGGCGGTCTTGAGGAATTGATGAAAGTAGTGATGGGAGAAGTTGAATTGGGTTTCCTACACTTTACTGAAAGAAAGGGGGCCGCAGGTGAATGGGGTCTTATCATCTCTATGGATGAAGATTTCGTATTCCAAACATCGGTGATAGCATGATTGTCGATAGAGGAAGAGGAACCGCCGTTCACATTCGTTATCGTGATGACGAAGGCAACAGACAGATGTTGATAGAGAGGGACATCAATCCCTATTGCTTTGTGGAAACACAACACAAAGACCACTTCCCTGCTGCAAGAAAACAAGATGGTTTTGAGGGATTATACGGAGAGTCGTTAACTAAACTAACCGTGTATGACCCACAACAGATTCTTGAGATACAAGACATGGCTAAATCAGCAGGTTATAAGACATGGGAAGCAAAGATACCATTCTTAAACCGCGTGCTTGTTGACCGCTTGAAGCGCAAGATGAGTCCTATACCTAACTACGACCACAGGATATGGTATCTTGACTGTGAGTGGAACCCCGAAACCAAAGCGATGCGTGTGATGGTATTCCACGATAACTTCACAGGCAAGACCGAATGCCTTTACGTTAATCCTAACTACGATGCTACCGAAGCCAAAGAGAATATACCTATGGCTTATGCAAGCAACAGAACGCCGGGCCGCCGTGATGCGAAAGGAAGACTTGAGTTTCCTAACGAGGAATCTATGCTACGCAACTTTTTGACTCGCATAGGAGAAGCAGACCCCGATGTAATTACAGGTTGGTTCGTAGTTGGTGCTGATATTAAAACGATAATAGAAAGATGCAACGCCAAAGGTATAACTGCCGGCTCTCTATCTCCTTACAATAGGATTCGCTATCAGTTTGGTGATTGGGCGCAACCAATTCCGGGCCGCAACTGTATAGATTTGATGGTCGGCTTCTCTAAATTATGGGAATTGAAGAACGGGAAACTTCCGGGCTACAAATTGGATGACGTTGCTGAGATAGCATTAGGGGAAAAGAAAGTAGCCCTACCGGATGGACACAACACTTACCACACGGACTTAGAATTATACTTAGATTATTCTATTCAAGATGTGGAATTGCTACCTAAATTAGATGCAAAAGTAAATGTGATAGGATATTACACCGGATTACAACACTTGGTTCAATGTGACATTAAGGCAACACCATATATTACTAGGATGTTTACCAATTTAGTCTTGTCTGATACTGAGTTTGAAAAGCGAATACCTACAGAAGCACAATTCGATAAGATAGATTATCAAGGTGCAGACGTAATGGCAGTCGAACCCGGAGTCCATGAGAAAGTAGGTATCTTAGATGTCAAGGCTATGTATCATAGCAACGCTGCATTACATAACATCAGTTGGGAAACGCTGAGTGAAGATGGTGAAGATTGTGGTAATGGAGTTAAGTTTCATAAGGCTCACAAAGGACTACTTGTTCGACAGATGGATTTAATGACGAAACTTAGAAACCGATACAAGAATCTGATGGCGCAAGACCCCGATAACAAAGCGAGGTGGGATGCTATGCAGTATGCGTGTAAATCTCTTGTTGCTTCTATGTATGGGGTATGTGGTGATGCTAAGTATGGAATGTATCACCCGAAGGTTGCAGATGCAATCACATTTACTTCACGACAGACACTAAAGAAGTTGCGTGACGAAGCATTTCAGGTCGGTTGGAAAACTATCTATGGACACACGGACAGTATTTTCGTGACCGGTGTTGATATGCGTAAATGGTCCGAATGGGGTATGGGAATACCCGATGCTCTTGAGAGGTTAGAAACTATCAACGCAAGAATGTATCCCATCGAAGTGCAGTTTGAAAGATACTGTGACCGTATGCTTCTCATGGCAAAGAACCGCTATGCGGGAAATGTGGTATGGACTGACGGAGAGTGGCATGAACCTACTCTTTATGTCAAAGGGATAGAGATGAAGCAATCTCGTATGCCGCCTGTGATGAAAGAAGCGATGAGGGAAGTCATCGGTGGAATACTTGCCAATAAAGCAGAAAAACAAATACAAGAAAACATCAATAATTTAATTGTAAAAGTAATTAATGGTGAGTCGGAACCGATAAACCTTTGCATGAAAGGTAAACTGACAAAGAACGTCAGCGCATATCGAACCCTATCCGGTCCTAGTGCGGGGGCGGCTTGGGCTAATGAATATCTCGGTAAGAGGTATAGAGGTGGCGACTTCTTCTTGACTACCATAGATAACAACGGTAAGTATATTGCTTTCGATGACCCACAGGAAATAGAGGGTAAGTATTCTATAGGATACAAGCACTTGGCTGAAAGGTTTATCGTAAAGAAAATAGAACCATATTGGGAAATGATGGGTTGGTCTATGCGGCCACTTCTCAACGCGCTTAACGGCAAGGGGGGATTGACTTGGCTATAAGATGTAATTTTTGTAAGGTAAAAGTAAATGCCACGGCAGATGGATTGTGTAAGTTTTGCGTTGTGCATCATCCGTGTTGGGGAGAATAGGTGGTTATAGAATGTTGGATTATCAAATCTCCCTTGTTGACAAGGCGATAGCAAAAGAACTTATAGTAGCAAATCACTATACGCATAAGTGGTCTTCTTGCCGATATGCTTTGGGTTTATTCTTGGGTGATGAATTACATGGGGTAGCGATTTATGGTTTTCCTGTGGGTAGGCAAGTGGTAAAATCAATTTCCCCGCAATTAGAAAACCAAGATGTATTAGAATTGACAAGGCTTTGGTTGAAAGATGAAGCACCAAAGAATAGTGAAAGTTTCTTCATTGGACAGACCTTCAAGTGGCTTAAGGAAAATACAAATACTAAGGTTCTAATCAGTTATGCAGACCCTATGGCGGACCATTTGGGAATTATATATCAAGCAACCAATTGGCTTTATCAAGGTAATAATACCATGTTGGTGAAGGGATATTT